TCCCAGTTCCGGCCAGGTTAAGGCCAAATTCGCAGTATCGCTGGCTTCGCTGATGTGTTGTGTCGGCTCGACGAAACTGCGTGAGGGGGTTGAGGAACAGCGAATCAACGTATATTTGCTGGAAGGATCGAACATCGCAGAGAACCGGATCAAGCTGGTGAAACGGGCCATTGAGGCCGGAGGGACGCACATTGTCTTTATTGACGACGATATGAGTTTCTCCAATGATCTGTTGCATCGGCTGTTGGCGCATCGTTTGCCCATTGTGGCCTGTAACTACCCGCGCCGTCGCCCGCATAAGGGCTTTGTCGCTGGCAAACTGGACGGGTCAATCATGGCGACCACGGCGGCCAGCACCGGGCTGGAAGAGGCACTGTGGACGGGCTTTGGCTTTGCCGTGATTGAGATCGAGGTGTTTCAGCGGATTTCGTTGCCCTGGTTCATCAATGCCTGGATTGCCGAAGCGCAAGGGTTTACTACCGAAGACCTGCCGTTTTGTGCCAAGGCCCGTGAAGCGGGCTACCGGATTCTGATTGACCATGACGCCAGTAAACAGCTTCAGCACTGCGGGACGTATGAATATGCGTGGGATGATCCATTGATTGAGTTTCGGGCGGGGGACGAGGCCGATGACGTGTCGGTGGACTGACGATGATGCCTAACGCTCCGCTCATTGATGTGCATTACATTTACTACGATGAGCCGGAGTGGCAAATCACTCGCTGCCTGGAATCATTGCGTGGGGAACCGGTTACGGTTCATTCAGTTCCAGGGGTTTGGGGAAATCCTCCGGTTAAGAAGCGGGCGGAAGGGTTTGCATTGGGAACAGCCCCTTACGTATCGTATGTAGACCCGGATGATTACGTAGAGCCGGGCGTTTATACCCGGCTGTTGCAGGCCATTACTTCTGGAGATTTTGACGCCGCCTACGGTTGGGAGCGGGTGTTTAGTGATTCAGGAATTAACAGGGTTTGTAAAATTCCCCACCATGCGTTTTTGTTAAAACGTAATCTTCCAATTGAGTACGGGCAGGCGCAGAAGGTATTTATGACGTTACCACGTAAGCGTGTCGTTGAAGTGGAAGGCGTGTTGTACCACCGCGATCTAGGGCAGCGCCATGGTTGATTTAACAGACAGCGGGGAAGTGTTTGCTGGGTATAAAGAATATCACCTCACTATTGACGATCCGGGGGGGACGATACCAATTACTTTCCCCCTCCCTAAAACCTATCTTCCCATTGATCGGCTTACCTTTAATTACACCGCCTCTTGGGCAGGTTCGCCTCATGAATTTTCGCCGCCCTATCCATTGTATATTGAGCTAATTTATTACACGTGGGAATTGGAAACAGCAGGAGGTGTAGGTACCGCTGTTTCACCCTTTGCAACACAAGTAGAAATAATCTTCGATCCGCCGTTTGATTTTGCCAATGTAAACACAGGTTTATCCGCGTATTTTGCTCTTTGGACTGATTATGCAGATTTCACCTTACACAGCATTCTTACTGCCGACGATTGTGTCGTTTGGACTAATCTCGTGAACTGTGAACAGCGGTGTTAAAACATGGCTGATCCCATTCTGATTAAATTCCCGAAAGGGCTTGATAATCGCAACCGGGAGTACGCCCTACCGGAGGGCACGGCGCGGACGCTGGAGAATGTGGACGTAACCCGTGATGGCGGGTTAATGGCGCGTAAAGGGTTGCGGGCGGTGAGTACCTCGGACTGCCATTCTCTGTTCGCGCCCAGTACTCGGTTTCTGTTGCTGGTCAAGGCGGGCGTACTGACCCGAATGGACCAGGGAGAGCAGTTTACCGCGCTGACGGCGGTATCTGGCCCGGTGCAATACGCGCTGTTGAACGATGAGACCTACTGGACTGATGGGACAGCAGTCGGACGCATTACTGCAACCGGCGAGAGCACGTTCTGGGGGCTGAGCACTCCGCCTGCTCCGGTATGCAGCGCCGTCAGTAGTGGTGGATTACACGCCGGCACCTATCAAGTGGCGATGACAGCGGTACATACGGTCTCCGGGCTGGAGTCGGGCGCGGGTGAGTGTGTGGAGGTGGTGGTAGCAGCAGACGGTGGGATTCAGGTCACTGTGCCCTCGGCCAGCGGGGTTAGCTTCGCGGTGTACCTCACCCCGCCGAATGGTGAGCAGGTCGAGCTACGGCGAGCCGCACTGCTGGCTCCGGGAAGCACCGCTACATTAGGAACGACGCTGTTGGGCCAGCCGCTGGACAGTCTGCTGGCAACCAAGCCGCTGCCAGGGCAATGCTTGGTAGCCCACAAGGGCCGACTGTGGTGCGCCAGCGGCTCCGTGGTGTGGTTCACTTCCGAGAAAAGCCCGCACTGGTTATTCCCCGATCACGGCTATTTCTACTTTGAAGCGCCGGTGACGATGCTGGCAGCGGCGGAGGATGGGCTGTATGTGGGCACCGCCAACAGTGTTTATTACTTGCAAGGCAGTGACCCCGCCAAAATGACCCAGCGCCCGGTTGCCGCCGAAGGGGCGGCCCGGTACAGCCCGACCACTTTGCCCTACGATCTGTTTCTGGGGCCAGGCAGTTTCCCGTCCCGGCAATGCGCGTGGTGGACGGTCAACGGCCAACTGGCGATTGGTAAGCCGGGCGGGATTGTGCTGTACCCGACGCAGGACCGGTTCAGTGCCGAAACGGTGACGACGGGGGTGCTGGCCTATCGGGACTATGCTGGGCTGCGGCAACTGGTGGCGGCGCTGGATACCCAGACCAATCCGACGCAGGCGACGGACACGGCCATTCTGGGGGTGTTTGCCCATGGGATCGTTCTCGGCCAAACCTGAAGAATGGGCACGACGGCTGGCAGTGTGCAGGGCCTGTCCAAAGTACAAAACGTCCACGCTTTCTTTTGCCGGACAGAGTAAGATGATTGAGCGGTGTGGGCAGTGCGGATGCCCGCTGGTTTCCCGGAAGATAGTGGGTTGCCCACTCAAAAAGTTTTAGCTGTTGTTATGCCCCGCGCCTCCTGTTTTATAGGGCGCAAACTATTAACCGCTGTGAAGCGGATTGACGTAGAGGTTTCTAGTAATGATGATTACTCCAGCGCGGATTTTCGACCCAGTAGCTAATTTGGCGAAACAACTCCATCCTCGGCACTGGCGGGAATTAGGCCGGTTTTTCCGCAATCATCAATGGGAACGGGATGATGATGGCGATCTGTTGATCTCTCATGCCCGCATTCATGGTGAGTATGAGTCGTTTGCCCCAGATGGACTAGGGGTAATTGTAACGTCTAATTTACTGTCAACTGAAGGGTGCAACCATATCCTCAGCGCCACCATTGCCGGGGGTACGCAATACACCACCTGGTATGTCGCGCCCTTCTCTGGCACGGATTCCCCGCTGGATACCTGGACCGCCGCCACGTTTGCGTCGGCGTCTACTGAGCTTTCAACGACCTATTCCGAATCTACGCGGGTAGCGTTTCAGGAATCTGCGCCAGCCACCAAGTCCACCAACAACACCTCCAACCCAGCCGTGTTCACCGCCGCCTCGGACTCGGTGACGATCTGGGGCATTGGGCTGTTGTCGCACAGCACGAAACGCTCCACGTCGGGCGTGCTGCTGTCGGCGGCTAAGTACGGTTCCGCCCGCACGCTACCGACGACCGGTGACACGCTGGGGGTGAAGTACACCCTGACGCTGGCGAACAGCTAGGCGGAGTCTGTCATGCTCCATCTCAGCACGGGGCTGCGTGCCAATCTGGCAGCGGGCTATGGCATTGGCTCGATGCTGTATGGCGGGGTGATCCATGTTTACGGGGGCACCCCGCCAGCCAGTGCGGATGATGCGGTTACGCCCAGCGAACTGCTCGGCACCATCACTACCGATGGTAACCTGTTTATTCCGGTCTACGATCCCCACAGCGCCGGACTGGCGGTGCAATTTGCCCCGCCCGCTTCGCTGATTAATGTAGGCACCTGGATTTTGCGCGCTAATCAATCCGGCATTGCCACCTGGTTTCGCTGGCGCTGGAGTTACGAAGACCCGCTGACGGCGAGCACCTATTATCCCCGGCTGGACGGGACCATCGGCACGGACTTCGATCTGCTGGTGTTGCCGACTCAAGACTTGGAGCTGGGATACACCTACCCAATTGATTCATTCTTGTTGACCGTTCAAGACACGGTTTAATGCTTCTGGAGAATACTCATGTCGTTTAAAGCTTCGACTGGATTTATTAGCAGTGTACTGGCGACGGGCAGCGTGAAAGACTTGCTGGACACCATG